TCAGGCCGGTTTTGCTGCCGTTTTGGCGACGGACGGCTCCGCATCGATGTCCTCGAAAGCCGTGACGATGGCGCGCCGCCCTTCTGGCACATCGTGGATATAGCCGAGGATGCTGCGCTCATCGCGCCAGCCGCCTTGCTCCATCGCCGCGCGCAAATCGTGACGCATTCGCGTCGCGAGAAGGTGCCGGAACCAGTGCTGGGTTAGGCGGCGCAGCAGTCTTGCGTCGTCGCGCGCCCTCAAGAGCACACTCAGCGCGTCCTCGCGTCGACCGCGCCTTTTCAGACCTTTCGCCTCGTCGAAGGCGCGCCCCAATATTGCCCGGCGCGCCCGCCGCTTCGCCGCGAGAAAGGCCGTCTTGTTCTGGCCGCCGCCTCCGCGGCCGTTGTCCGCATATGGCTTCCTCTTGTATGTCAAAAAGAACGGGGCTTCCCGATCGTGGAGGCCGCCCCGCCAGTCGACATACTCCCTCAGAATCCGTGCAGCCGTCGGATGCAGCGCGGCCGCGACATCGTCGCCGTTTTTGGTTTCCCGGAAGGTGATGGTTTCTCTTCCGGGCGCCAACATCACGTCGCAGATGCGGGCGCCGTAAAGGATGGACGAGACCCGCGCCCCGGTCGACCATTCCGCGGCCAGCTGCGCCCGCAAGGAGATATGCGCGGCGTCAAAAAGCTGTTTGATCAGGTCCGGCCTGAGATCGGCGACGCGCCGGCGCGCCCTGCGCCGCGGATTGCGGGCGGCTTTGTCGCGCTCGAACTTTGTGGGTTTTTTCAATTTATGGTGGGCGACGCAGAAGTTCTGGAACGCCGCGACGCCGCTGACGAAACGTTCGCGGGTCGCCGCCTTATTGCCGGCCTGGCGCTGCGCCACCCAGGCGCGCCATTCGTCCGGACGAATATCGTTCAGGCGCCTTGTCCCGAATTTCCCGACGATTTCTTTGATAATGCGGATGACAGTCGGCGCCACCGGCCTCTGACGCGGCAGACTGAGATAGGCGTGGCCAGCTACGGCAACCGGATCACCTCGGCCGCCTTCGCCTGCCGCCTCGGCGCGGATGTCTTTTTCGACGGCGCGGACCTCGTCCCACGCAACGTCGTAGAGCCTGGCCTCAGCGGGAAGTCCAAGACTGCGACGAACGCGGATTGAACGGCCTGCGGCGCGAACGGTCCCCTCGACGTGCCAGTAGCCGTCGCGTTCTTTGACTGCGAGCCCGCGAGCACGCCGCCCGGCTCGCTTTCCCGCTCGATCGCATGCTCCAGCGCCAGATAGCTCGTCTCGGTCCAAAGACGCCGCCTCCCATGCCGGACGTGAAAGTGGAAGCGCCGCTCGTCCGTGGCGCGGCGCAGATCCTCGGCGAGCCATGATTCAAGAGTTCGCCGGCTGATTTTGAGCCGGCTGATCACGTCTTCGATTGTGAGTCGCTCGGCCGACATCGGTCAAGGCTCCTCAATTTACGGCGGCGGCTTGGGCGCGCGCCCAGATCGCCTCGAAATTGCGCTTGAACGCGTCGGCCGCCGCGCGTGCTTCGATGACGATGAGGTCATTGTCCTGGCGCTTGAGGCCGGAGGCCGAGAAATTGGCGCTGCCCGTGCGCAACAGGCGGCCGTCGATCTGGTAGCCTTTGAGATGCATGAGCGCGCCGGCGCTCTTGATCCGGGTTTCGACGCCCGGCGTCGCGCGCAGCTCCTGGAGCGCGGCCAATGGCGCGCCGCCGCGCGGCAGCTGATCCTCGTAAAGATAAAGGCGGACGACGACGCCATGGTCGGCGCGTTCCGTGAGCGCGCGCGTTACGGCGACGTCGGTCAGCACATAGGCCGCGAAGTCGATCGCCGTCGTCGCCTGCCTGATCAGCTCGACGTCGACGCGCTCGAGGTTTTCGGCCGGAGCAAAATGGATCGTCGTCGCGCCGGCGCCGCCGGCAAGCACGGTCCCTGCCGGCAAGCGTCGGCCGACATAGGCGCCGCCGCCGAAGGCGAGGGCGAGCGCAGCGATTGAGACGCCGGCGAGGACGGCGGCCTTCTTCAGGGTCATACGCTTCTTTCCAAAGCCTGTTCGAGCTCGGCGATCCGGGCGAGGTAGTGGACTTCGAGCAGGCTGAAAATACCAGCGATGGCCTTGGCCGAATCGTGGGTCAAGCCGAGATCCGTCAAAAGCCGCATCGTCTCCGCCGCTCTTGTCGCTGGATCTGTGATGCGAGTTATAGCCGCGGCCTCCGCGAGCGGCTTCAAATCCTCGTCGCTCATCGCCGCACCTCATAGATGTGTTGAAACTTTCGAATGCAATTGCGGAGGATCGTCTCTCTGTGCGCCTCGCGCGCGTTGGCTTCCCATGCAAGGCAGGTCCGTTGATCGTCCGGCTGCAGCTGGCCGAGGTCCGGGCGCGCGAAGGACGCGCAGCTCATGAGCGCGGCGCAAAGCGCCGGCAGGAATCTATGCATTTGCCGCTCCCCTCAAAACGGAATGTCGTCGTCGATGAAATCTGCCGTGCGCTGCGGCTTGGCGGCCATCGCCTCGCGCGGATCGTCGAGCTGTTGCGCCGGCCGCGTCGACGGCGTCCCGTAGCTGTCCTCGCCCGGCCCGGAACGCTGGCCGCTGATCAGCGAGAGTTCGCCGCGGTAGCGCGCGAGGACAATCTCCGTGGTCTTGCGCTCCTGGCCGTCGCGGTCCGTGTAGGTGCGCGTCAGCAGACTTCCCTCAATGTAGACTTGCGAGCCTTTTTTCAGATAGGCCTCGGCGATCTTGCCGAGCCCCTCATTGAAAATTACGACATTGTGCCATTGTGTGCGGTCCTTGCGGTCGCCAGTGTCCTTGTCGCGCCAGCTCTCCGATGTCGCCATGGAAAAGCTCACCACCTGACCGCCGGAATTGAGCGTGCGGACCTCGGGATCGCGGCCGAGATGGCCGACGAGAATGACCTTGTTGACTCCTGCCATGTGGTTCTCCCGTCAGCACAACACGCGCGGCCGGCGCGCAAATTCAAAGGCTTCGATCTGCTCGATTTGCGCGGCCAGCTGATCGCGCTCGATGATGAGCGGGGCGCGCTCCGTGTGGGCGATCTCGACATAGTCGCCCCACAGATGCGCGTCGCGGATCATCTGGTCGTATTGGCCGAGCCGCCATTTGACCTGGGCGAGCCGCTTGCGGAGGGATTGCAAATTGTCCGACATCAGGCGGCCTCGTCTTTGAGAGCGAGGCCGAGATAAAAGACGCCGTCCTTCTTGCGCTTCGAGGCGACGCCCAATTTTTTGAGCATTGCGCCGATCTCGGGCGCACTGAGAGGCCTGGCTGTAGCCGTAGGCGAGGCTGTGGCGAGAAAGGCCGCGCGCAAATCGGAGGCCTTGCATTCGGCGCCGTCCTTGACCTCGACCCGTTCGATCATGAATTTGCCGAAGAGCGGCGCGCCCGCCTGAAAATCGCAGACGCGCGTGATCTTGTCGCGCCGGGCCTGCTCGTCGGCGTCGATTGCCTCCAGCATTGCCTGCGCGAGCGGCTTGTCCTGCGGCTCCGCGCGCGGCGCTTCGGGCGAGGTCGCCGTCAACGCGGCCCAGTCCGACAAGGGCGCGGGCAGCCATTTCTTTTTGGCGGCGTCGGCCGCCACAGCGCTGGCGATGAGCGCCTTCTTGCCGACGCTGTTAATCGCCGGCGTTTCGAGTTGCTCCGCGACGGCGACGCAGGTCTTCTTGCTGGCCGCGAAATAGGCCTCGCGATCGAGCGCCTCGTTGAGGCGCTCGGCGAGCGGCGCGCCGCGTGCGGCCAGCGCCTTGGCGATCGGCTCGCATTTGCCGATCGGCATATCCTCATGCGGCCGATTGGCGACGGAGATCGAGCGCGCGACGATCTCGCAAAAGGCCGCAGTCAGATCGGCGAGCGGAGCGTCGGCGCAGAGCGCCAACGCCCTGTCGAACGCCTTGCCCGTAAGCTTGCCGAGCAGCTCGCTGACGTGATCGTCGGCATAGGCCGACAGGCCGCCGGAGAGTTGGATACAGCCGCTTGCGCCGCCCTCATAGGTCGGCCCGAATTTGGCGACGGCCAGCATCAAGGCGAGATCGGGCCGCGTCCCGATACAGGCGGCGAAGGCGCCGTCGAGCGACGCGTCGAGCACTTCGCGCAGCGCCTTCGGCGTCTTTTTGGGCGGCGCGGCGGCCGGGGAGGATGCGGCCGCCGCGCCTTTCTCCGCGCGCGTCGCCGCGCGCGCGGAATCGGAATGATGATTGTCTTCGACCGCGGCGTCTTCGGGCGGCTGTTGCTTCCAGCCGCGATAGAAAACAGGTTCGCCGTAGTGAGAAAGGTCGGCGACTATGCCGAGCGAGCCGCGCTTCGCCGCCGGGATTTGGCGCAGCAGCGCCCGGAGGTCGATCGCTTCTTTCTCCGCTTCGCCGGCTTCGATTTCCTCCGTGGTCGCTGCGTCGCATTCCTCCAGCTCGTCGACGCGCTTTTGCTCCTCGGGCGAATATTCGAGTTCATAGTCCGAGACTATGTATTCGCCGGCGTTGGGTTCCGGTTGAAAGACGACAAAGCCCCAGCCTTCCGCGGCGGCGATCGCCTCCGCCTCGGCCATGAGCTTTTCGCGCGCGAGACGCTTCGCGAGGCCGCCGTCGAGCCAGGTCGCGCCGTCGTCGAACAGCTGCTCCTCGATTCGGCCGCCAGCGGCGAGATAGGCGTCGGCGCCGATATATGTCGTCTCCGCGGCGTCCTCGCGCAGCGTATCGGCGCGAAGACTTGATTTGATCGCATAGACGGACGGCGCGGTGCCCATGGCGTCGAAGACGGCGTCCTGCGCCTCATGCGTCGCGCCGGCGGTATAGGCCTGGGCGATGGTGGCGTCGATAATTCCCTCGCGCCACGCGGCGCGTATTTTCGGGCTGAGGCGTCCCAGGGCGAGGCGCTGGCGAACGCGGCGGACATCGAGTCCGAAATCCCGGGCGATCCGTTCTTCCACAACGCCGGCGGCGGCGAGTTCGGCGAAGGCTTCATATTCGTCGACCGGATGCAGCGCCCGCCGCATCGTGTTGGCGGCGAGCGCCTTCTCGCGCCGCAGCGCCTCGTCGCCGTAATCGACCACAGTGACATTGATGGGCGCGTCCGGCGGCCATGATCCGCTCTCGACCAGATGATGCATGGCGCGCCAGCGCCGCTGCCCGTCGAGGATCAGATAATGGCCTTTGAGCTCGGCCGGCTCGACCATCAGATCCTGCAGCTGGCCGACCGCGAAGATCGAGGCGGCAAGTTCGGCGATCTCGTTTTCGTCGGCGAGGCGGGGATTGAGATCGCTGACGCCGGCGATCTGGTCGAGGCGGATGGCGCGCGCTTCAAGCGCGAGGGACGTCGTCATGCCGCCGCTCCGTCAAAAAGTTCGGCGACGCCGCGTTCGATCCATTTGCGGGCCGTGCGCTGCGCGCCGTTGAGAACGGCGATTTTCGCCCGGCTGAAATTGACGAGCGCTTTTAGAGCTGTGCCTTTTCCGTGCGGCGGCGCCTCGTAAAGCGAGAGGCTCATCATGTCGATGAGCTCGTTGCAGTCGGCCTCGGTCACGACGGGCCGCAAGCGCCGCCCGAGGGCATAGGATCCTCGTGTCATTCCGCGGCCTCGCGTGTGGTTGGATCGGCGAGTTGCTTGCGCAATTGCGCGGCGCTGGCCTGCAAATCGAGCGTGAATTGCTCGAGGCGGCAATAGTCGTTGAGGCGCTTGCCGGCGGCGGCCTCAAGCTCGCGGATGCGGACGTTGGCGCCGGCGAGCTGGCGCAGCAGCTCGCCATTGTGCCCGAGCGCCTCGCGATACATCGTCTCGTAGGACTTCATGCCGCGTCTCCCTTAATATGGTCGAGACGCGCGGCTTCCTTGGTGTGAGAGAGGAGATCGATGGAATGAGCATCGAGCCCGACCAGAGAATGGTCATGTTTCTCATCATGACCTTCTATCAGGACGTCCACGCCCATTTGACGACCGCGATATTGCGCGGCGAATTGATTAATGAGCCTCTTCTCGACTGGATCGAGCGTTGCGCCTTCGAAGCCCTTGATCAGTACCGCAGCGGCGACGCCGCCCGGCCGCTGGAGACCGACGCGTCCGTTCGCGCGGCCAAATTCAACATTCGCACCATGATCGCTGACCATCGGGATTTTTCCCGCGGCGGAAACTGACGGCCGATCCGCGAGCGGGATCGCCATCGCCTTGCGGCGGATGATCTCTATTTCTCGCGCCGCCGCATCGAAGCGCGAAATATTCCGGGAGGAGATAGTTGCGCGGAGATAGGCGCAATGCCGCGCCGGCGGATGGTCGAGCTGCTGCGGGGAAAGGGGCTGCAGCGCCCGGCGCATGGCGCCGATCGCGAGTTCATCGTCTAGGGCCGCCGCGTGGCGGCCGGGTGAAGGGATTTCAAGCGCCATCGGCGTGCTCCATCGGGGATGCGATGAAGCGATAATTGCGTTAAACGCAATTTCATGTCAAACATAAATTGCATAATTCGCAATACAGGTGGAGCGGCGATGGTGCGCGCAGAAACGAAAGCTAGTTCGGCTGTGTGCCCGGCGGAGCCGGAGAAAACCCTTCGGCCGCTCGATTTAAGGCCAGCGCAAGCGCTACAGCCTGATCGGGTGATATTCCGAGCTGAACAGAGCCGTCGGGCGTCTCGATGCGGTTTGGGGAAGTTGCGAATATCAAGCGCAGCACGACTTTATCGTCCAACCACGCTATTTCGTATCCCGTCAAATGGCTGAGTTCGTTTAACTCGCCGGGGCCGCGCTTGCGGCCGCGGGGCCTCATATCCGCCTCGAGACGGTCTTCGATCCAGGCATCCTGAATAGGGACGGCGCCGTTGCGCCTCTCTTCGCGTCAATAATCATAAGATGGCAACGCAACTTAACGTGGAAAGTTCCTCTATCCACAACCCCACTATCACCTGGAGAGCGGGGGCGATTTGGCCCCTTAAATTAGATCGCGAATCTGATCCTCATTTGACCCCTTAAGATAGGAAAAAGGTCAATGCCCGTTCACTTCGCGGGCGGGGATGACTCGCTGGATGACCTTGACGTCCTCGACAGCAAAAGATTGATCGCCCGCAGGGTGGAGACGACGGCAGAGATAGCGCTTCTGGTCGCGATCCACAAGGCGGCGGAAATAACGGCGCGCGCCGATCTCGCGAGGATCCGGGTAGAGTTCGACAGTTACCTCGTCCCCGGCTCGAACCTCCGCCCGCGCGTCGATAAAAACAAGATCGTCTTTTGCATGGGCTGGAGCCATCGAATCGTCGGTAATCCTGACGGCGTAGACGCCGGCGCGCCCCATTAGCCCTTGAGGGCGCGGAACGCGGCCTGCTTCCCGCTCCAGGGCGTAGGAATAGTCTTTCCCGGCGGCCGTAGCGCCGTCGTAGACAATGATCTCGCCATCGTTGTGGGCCGCAACCGCGGGAGGCGGTTCTTGCGTCAGGGGAGGCGACGGCGGTTCAGCGAAGCGGGGCTCTGCCGGGAGCGCCTCTAATGGCCGCTCATTTTTCCAGAAATCGGGGATCGGCTCGCCAAGATAATCGGCGATCTTTTTCAATTCATCGACCTTGAGGCGACGACCGGCCTTTAGCAACCGCGTAATTTGAGACGGATGTACGCCAAAAACGCCGGCTAATCCGGCCCTCGTCTTGCCGGTACGCTTTAGCGACTCTTCGATCCAATCGACCAAATCCATCCCTCATTATTGCGAACAGCGCAAATTTTCATATCGCGAAAATCGCAAGTTATGGCTTGACGATTGATTGCGGTTTACGCAATTATATTGGCATGGGAACGATCGCCGACCACGTCATCGCAAAATGCGGAGGCCACCGGGCCGTAGCCGGCTTATTGGGCCTCGACGTAACCTCCGTTTACAAATGGACTTATCCCTCCTCGCGCGGGGGGACTAATGGGCTCGTGCCGGCGAACCGTCAGCAGGAGCTCCTTCATAAATCGCGTGAAGCCGGGATTGATTTAATTCCTGCGGATTTCTTCGAGCCGCGGACATCGATCTCCGCCGACACACGCGATGCCGCTGGAGACGCGGCATGAGCGCCTTCCCTTTACCTCGCTTCGCGCCGCTTCCTTCCCGGCGCACACCTGAGGCCGGTGACGATCAGGCGCATGCGCGATCGGCCGGCCTCTTTTTCTTTCAGCGCGCCGCGCCCGCCAGCCCCAGCGCGACGTCGATCGACGTCTCGATTTTTTCGATGGCCAGCACGGTGACGTCGGCCATCTCCTCCGCGGCGAAATCGCTCGGTGCGCGAAGATGGCCTGTCCCCGCGGCCGCGGCACGAATCTGTGAAACGAGGTCCGGCAACACATCGCGCGGCGTCATGGCGAAGACGCCCGAGAGCGCGACCTCCGCCAAAACTTTGACCGCGGCGATCTCGGCCCACATCTCGCGCATGCGCGCGGTTTCAAGCTCAACGGCGAGTCCCATTAGTAGGCTCCAATCAATTGCTTCGCGTGAGGGTTGCGCGCCCATGGTCGCTTCGCGCGCCGGGTGCTTCGCAGCATCTCTTGGCGCGGTAATTCGCGCTCTATCAGTGTAGAGAACACGCATGCTGCGAGTCTCTATAGCTCTGGTTGTGTTCGCACTTATTTTTGTGAGCCGGCGCTGCCTCCTCTGTTACCGGGAGCCGCGCATCGATCGCCACGAAGGCGAGGGTTTCTAGGCCCGCGCCCGACCCGAGGATCGCGCGGGAGAGATTTTGGAGAGCGAGCGCCAACTCGCCCTCCGCGTGATGGCTCAGCCGCGCGATGCGGCTGAGCAGATGAGTCGCCGCAAGCGCGCCAACGCCGAGCGGTTCAGTTGGTTCGATGCTTTTTTTTCGCGTGGCGGCCATGCCTCGCTCCCTACGTGATCTCTCCAGAGACCACAGGAAGTGAGACATGATCATCCACAGGGACGGGATAAATTATCCGATGTCGGTCGTTTCCTTCACCGATGACGACGCTTTCAAATGGGTGCGCGATCGCGTCCAGATCGAGAAGCTGTCGGCGGATAACCGCGAGGAGGCCTGGGCCAGCGTCGCGCAGTCGATCGGCGTCGCGCCCGGAACCGTCGAAAATATCGATCGTCAACGGCGCAAAAGCCTCTCGTCGCTGATCCGCGACAAAATCCATGAGCACAAAATCAAATGCATCAGGGCGGAATATCTGAGGCTTTCCCATGAGCTCGCCATCGCTGATCGAGGCGGTTCGACTTCTGCTGAGGATGATCTCGATCAGGCGCGGGCTGCGCTCCAAGAGGCGCAAAAAATCCTGCAAGGAGCAAGGCGATGATGAGGACGATGCGCGAGCTGATTGGCGCGCTCCTGGTGTGGGGCGTTTTCTGGATGGTGACGGCGCTTGAGGTTGTGGCTCCGTGGCGGATCGAGGAGGCAGAGAATGCGTGCGATTGAGCCAATCAAAGACATCGCGCCGCCGGCGTCGCTGGGGCCGGTTCCCGAGCTGCGCTGGCTGCCCATCGCCAGCCTCGTCGTCGACGACGCCTACCAGCGCCTGATCGGCGGAAGGGGGCGGTTCCTCATTCAAAAAATCGCCCGCGAATTTTCCTGGCTCAAATTTGCGCCGGTAGTTGTCTCGCCGATCGCCGGCGGCGTTTATGCGATCGTTGACGGGCAGCATCGAGCGACGGGCGCTGCTTCGATCGGGATTGGCGAGGTTCCCTGTCTCATCATCCAGGCCGACGCGCAGCAGCAAGCCAAGGCGTTTTCGGCAATCAACGGTCAGACCGTCAAGATGAACCGGCAACAGCTCTACCATGCCTCGCTGGCGGCGGGGCATCCTGATGCGGTTGCGACCGACCGCGCGGCGCGCGAGGCTGGCGTCGTGATTGTGCGCAGCGCGAAGACGGCTATTCAACTCAAGCCGGGCGACACAATGGCCTGCGGCACGATCAGCCAATGCGTCGCCAAATGCGGCCATGAACGCACCGTGATCTATCTGCGGGCCGTGCGCGCGTCCGAAGGAACTCATTGCAGCGCGCTGCTCGCCCAAATCATTGTCGCGACCGCGAATGTTCTCGACAATCGCAAGGAGTGGCGGCGGGACGCGCGGCTCTACACGGCTTTTGAGGCGATCAATTTGCTCGATGCGCTGGAGAAAGCCAAGGCTGAGGCCGCGCGCCGGAAAGTGGTCAGGACGACGGATTTGCTCGAGGCGACTCTCGTCACGCACCTCGACGCCTTTTTCAAACGGACGGTCGCCGCGTGACGCGCCCGACGTTCATTCTTGGCACATTCGGTCATGACCAGCTTGTCGCGCTCTCGCGGCGTCGCCCGCTCGGCGACGTGCTGTTGTCGACGCGCCTCGGCGTCGTCTCGCGCTATGGCGGTCTGGTGCGGCCCCGGCCGCAAGGTTTCACGATCCTCGCGGCGCTCGCCTGCGCCGGCGCGCTGACGAAGGACGATCTGATCGAGGCGCTGTGGGGCGAGGATCCGGGCGGCGGTCCGGACAATGCGGGCAAGGTTATCGACACTGTGGTGTTTTATCTGCGCCAGCAAATCGCGCCGCTCGGCCTGCGCGTCAGCAGCCATCCAACGCATGTCTTTACGCTTGACCCGTTGCCCTTGCTGGCGGAGGCCGCGGAGTGACGCGCGAGACGCTGCCCAACCGCCGGACCTCGATCAGCTTCGACCTGTTCTACGGCCAGATGCTCTATTCGGTGACCTTCGCGGTCTATCCGAAAACCATGCGCGTCGCCGAGATTTTCCTGACTTTGGACCGCAAGGTCGGCGCGGCCGTGGAGGGAATTGCGCGCGATAGCCTGATCCTCGCCAGCTTCGCGCTCCAGCACGGCGCGAGCCTTGAGGAGCTGCGCGCGGCGATGACGCGCGATCATGCCGGCGCGGCGTCTTCCGTCGCCGGCGCGGCGATTGACGCCGTGGCCGACACGCTGGCCGAGATGATCGGAGACGCGCCAGCATGAGCGCGCAATGGCAGCCTAATCCGGTCGACTGTTCCTGGGCGAAGGCGTCGAGACCGTGCTTTCGGTCTTTTGCGCGCTCAGGGCGGCCGATTCGCCGCTGCTTGAGGGCGCAGAATTCCGGGCGGCCGTCTCGCTCGGCAATCTCGCAGGCAAGGCGCTCGGGCGGGTAAAACATCCGACGCTGAAGCGGCCCGACAAGAATGGCGTCGAGCGGGCGGTTTTTGTGCCGGACAATGAGCCGGCGGGCGACGGCGATTTCGCGATCATTCCGGTGCCGGCCGCTGTCCACGAACTGGTGCTCCTCGGCGATGGCGACAGCGAACCGCTTTTTACGCGCCTCGCGCTGGAGCGCGCGGGCAAGCGCTTTTCGCGCGCCTATCCCTGGCTGACGATCGGACTGCACATGGCCGCGCCGGGATTTGATTTCAACGATATGTGGCGCGCGCGCCAGAAAGAGGTTGCGTGAGCTCGGAAGAGGCGCCGCCCCTTGACGGCGAGACTTTCGCCGCTGGCGCCGAGATCCTCGCATTTCCAGCGAAGGCCTCTCGCTCGCCGGAAGATGGCGGCGGAAGCGGCGCGCCGCCGCCCGGTGATCCGCCGCCGGACGGAGATGGTTTTGACGACGACGACGGCGTCGACGGGATTGTCGGCGGTATGAACAGCGAATGGGCACTGGTGCTTATGGGCTCGCGGGCCGTGATCATGCGGGAAATGCCGCACGCCCCGGTCGAGGATCGCACGCGTGTCGTTTCGATCGACGCCTTCCGCGCCTATCTGTCCAATCAGACCTGCGTCATCAAGGGCCGCGAGCGCCAGCCGGACGGCAGCTGGAAAACGGTCACGCGGCACCTCAAGCTGGCGCCGCTCTGGCTCAATTCCAGACGCCGCCGGACCTATGACGGGATCGAATTTTTTCCCGACAAGGATGATGCGGCCGGCACGCGAGGCTATTTCAACCTCTGGCGGGGATATTCGGTGACGCCGGACCCGTCGCCGGCGGAAGGGCGCCGGCTCAAATACAGGACCTTTTACGACCATCTTGCCACGAACATCTGCGACGGCAATCCCGAGCTGTTCCGCTGGGTGTGGAACTGGTTCGCGCATATTTTGCAGCGGCCGCGCGAGCGCATCGGCACCGCGATCGCCATGCGCGGCAAGATGGGCACGGGCAAGACCAAGATCGGCGAGATCATGGGCTCGCTGTTCGCCTCGCATTATTTCCTCGTCGACGATCCACGCTATGTGACCGGCCAGTTCAACGCCCATATGGCGAGCTGCCTGCTGCTGCAGGTTGATGAGGGATTTTGGGCTGGCGACAAAGCGGCCGAAGGCCGGCTCAAGGGGCTTGTGACCGCGCCGAAACAGATGATCGAAGCCAAGGGCGTCGATCCGATCCGCCTCGATAATTACGTGCGGCTGCTGTTTTCCTCGAATGAGGGTTGGGTTGTTCCGGCCGGCATGGACGAACGGCGCTTTTGCGTCATCGACGTCGCCGCGCATGTTGCCCAGAACGGGCAGTATTTCGCCGAAATGGACGCGGAGATGGACGCCGGCGGCCGCGAGGCGCTGCTCGCCGATTTGCTCGCGACCGATCTCGATGCGCCGGACGCACCCAGTCTGCGCGTCATTCCGAAAACCGAGGCGCTTCTCGAGCAAAAGCTGCGCTCGCTCGATACCGTCTCGGCCTGGTGGTTCGAGCGGCTGTGCGATGGCGCGCCGACGCGGCGCGGGAGCGCGTGGCGCCGGCAGGTTCCGGTCGACGTGCTGTTCGACGATTACGTCCATCATGCCGAAAAGATCGGCGTCCGGCGCAAATCGGAAAAGACCAGCCTCGGCATGTTGCTGCGAAAGCTCGTGCCTGGCCTCGGCAATCGCAAGGCGTCGGAAACGATCGATCTCGGCGATGGAACGTCCGGCGTGCGCCGCGTCCCCTGTTGGCTGTTCCCGCCGCTCGCCGATTGCCGCACGGCCTTTGTCGATGCGGTGAAACAGCCGATCGACTGGTCGCTGTATGGCGTCGCCGATGAAGGCGCGGCGTCCGAAGAACCCGTTCCGCCTGATGAGTTTTAGGAAATTGTCCGACCTGTCCGACCTTTTGGATGAAGGACAAAAATTGGCGAAGCGAATTGCCCAATGATTTCAAGGCTGCGTCCGACCTGTCCGACCTGTCCGACCTTTTCGCGCGCGTGAGGAGTCGGAATAGCCAAAATCAGCGAAGGGCTCTCGCTCTTTGAAAATGGCATGCGCCGGATGGCGAAAAAAGGTCGGACAGGTCGGACAGGTCGGACGGCGCATTGATATTGCAGGCGAATTAGCGTGTCCGACCTTTTTATTTGATTAAAAAAGGTCGGACAGGTCGGACAGCGGCGGGTTGTGGGGAATGACGGATGAGTGCGACGATCTGGTATGTGGCCTACACCAATCCGAAGTGCGAGCAGCGAGCGGCTGCGGCCTTGCAGCGGGTCGGGTTTGAGACGTTTTTGCCGGAAGTAGCTAGGCGCGTGCGGTGCCAGGGGAAATACATTGAGCGGCGTGGGAAGCTGTTTCCCCGCTATCTGTTCGTCGGCATGCGGCCAATCTGCACTTGGTTCGATTTTCGCAATGCCGACGGTGTTGAGGCGGTGCTGGCGAACGAAGGCAAGCCTTTGGCAATCAGCGAATCACTTATCGATGATTTGCGAGCTGCGGTGAGCGAAGGCGCGTATAACGAACGCGCCCCTGCGCTAGTTGAGGCTGGCGCGCGCGTACGGATTGAAGGCGGTCCGTTTGCTGGATTTGAAGGCATCTGCGAAGCGGTGCACGGCAACAAGCGGGCCGATATACTAGTCGATCTCCTCAATCGGCCGACGATTGTGAAAATGAGGCTTGACGGATTGATCAGTCTCGGACCATCTTCCGCAATAGGACAACCGGTAGCTAACGTGTCTTTAGGACATCTGCCGATCCAGGCGACGGGGAGCCGTAGGGCAAGCTGATCGCCGCGAAGGGTTTCTATTGCCCGCAGCACAGCCCGGAGCATCCAGCATCCGGGCTTTTTCATGCCCGAATGAAGCGTCCTTTAACCTATCGACCAGCCCAGCAGCCCAGCCGGTATGAGCAGCGACGCGATGCTGATCAGCGCAGAGGATCGGCTGCTCAACGCCTGTACGGCGCAAGGTGGCGCGCCGCGCGGCTCGCCTATCTCGCGGCTCATCCGCTTTGTGTGATGTGCGAGGCTAAAGGCAAGATCGAAGCCGCTGAGGTTGTAGACCACGTTCGCCCGCATCGTGGCGATTTGCAGCTGTTTTGGGATGAGGCGAATTGGCAGTCGCTATGCGCGCCGTGCCATGACCGCGACAAACAATCCGCCGAGAGGCGGGGGGTACTAAAACCCTGGGGCGACGACGCCTGGGACCGGTGACTCAATATTCCGAAAAATCCCGCGATATTCTCAGAAAGTTTTTTTTGCCCCATGGGACGCCGGCCAGCCAACGCGGACGATCAGAAAGCGCAGGGTTTCCCCGGAAAGCGGAAATCCAAGACGCAGCGCCAGATCGAACAGGCCGAGCGCCTGGCGGCGCTGCTCGCGGCCGCGCCCGCCGAGTCGGGCGATCGCCTCGCGCCGCCCGCGCTCCTCGTCGACCCGCGCTGCGCCGACGCGCTCGCGGTTTGGCGCGAGTACACCCCGCGCCTCGCGAAGTTGAATTTCTTTGACGTGCTGGATCGCCACACCTTCGCGATCTTCTGTGTCTACTGCGCAGAGTTCACAGCCGCCCAGCAGGATATCCTCGACAACGGCTATAGCCGCAATGTCCGCACCGTCTCCGGCGATCTCATGCCGCGCCTCAATCCGAGCGTTGATCGCCGCGATAACGCGCAAAAGATCATCCTTGAAATGGCCAAGCGCTTCGGTCTGACCGCGCTCGATTATCTCTCTCTAACCGGGCGTCAAGCCTCGGTAAATTTGCCCGTTGGCGGGCTCTTCGGGCCACCGCCGCGTCCGGCTGGCGAGACGCCCGGCGCCTCGGCGACTCAACCTGCGGTATGCGACGTAGTTGGGATCGTTAATCAATTTGATTCGCTTCCCCCCAATCGCATTCAATAAAGTCGGCGCGCGGATCTGAAAATTTAGAGTTGTTCCCATTGGATAGAATTAGCATGTTGCGCAGATATTTTTGATCTCATCACGCGTTGGACATGGAGTCCGCGCGCCTTCAGAAATGCTATTAAACTATGCTCGTATATTTGATCGCACTCGAGGTCATCAGAAAATGAATATAGCTCCCGTCCAAAGCGGGTCAGAAAAAAGCATGGAATCGGGACAATTGTAGAGATTGAGCTCGTGATCCTTAGAGTGGATTTACTCAACGTCAATAAATTACCAATGCCCTGTGATAAATCTGCGTTAAATTCTAAGCTGCTCGTTGACCCCGACAATACGCCAAGATGATCACAAGTAATAAATTCTCTTAGATCTGTTAGATCTGGCCTTTTAAAAATAAACATTCCAGCGATTGTCGATGATATGACCTTATGGATTGTCCGTGCGTCGTCTCTGTCAATAGATGCGAGAAGGTTAAGTGATTTGACGCTAAATTTATTCGCCCCTCGTATTTTACCACTGAGAATCTTCGACCATAGAATCTGGATGTCCTCGCTACTTTTCGTTGAGGCGAAGCTGCTGAACGCGTTAAGCCAGTCGTCATCAATTTCTTGTTCAGCGTCCCCTGCAGTTGATGTAGATTGTTGCATGGCATGTTCGAGGGCCAACCGAGTAATTCTTTCTCGATTGCTTTGCTTTAAAATACTCTCTTGAATTGTGTAGTCCAAGGCGCGCTCGACGATTGGATGCCCGGACACAATTGCCGTAGAGACATAATCACCGGTCGCCTCCAATAATCTCTCATCAAATTTAGTTTTTGCGCGGCGCAAGGCGGTGTCTCGCTCAAAGCGAGAGCTGAGAGACTCACTACCAGCATGAAGCAGTCGCGCGACGGCCTTGTCTGCATTCTTTAACGTTTGCGGAAGATAGGGTAAATGAAATTGAAACCCAAGAATAGTTGATATTTTCTCCTCTAAGGTGGGCAACGCCAAAGGTAGAGATCCATTAGATATGGAGTCATCAATCATATCACAATTTGCTCCGTCGCAATCTGATCCAAGGACATCCTGATAGTTTCATCGCAGATCATCAAAGTGGATTTGCCATCGTAGGCGAGCATAGAAAGCGCCATTTTCGATGCTTGGCATACGCCAATGCGCTCTCCTAACTATTTTCGTCGGCGCATGGACATCTCCACAGCCATTTCCGCACGCATGCGGCAGCCCGAGCCAGCCTTCGTCACCCGCGCCGACTCCCTCGGCTGGTCCTGGGTCCGCGTCGCCTGGTCGCGCGCCACCAACGTCCCCGGCGCCTGGTACGATTCCGCCAAGGCCGACGCCGTTGTGGCGCTCTGGCCGACGATCTTCCGGCTTACGGAAGACCGCTTCGCCGGCCAGCCCTTTTACCTCGCGTTCTGGCAGGAGTGCGTCGTCCGTCTCCTCGTCGGCTGGAAAGTTCCGATCGAGGTGCTCGATCCGGCGACCGGGCAAACCGGCGTCGCCCATGTGCGCCTGTTCCGCCGGCTCCTCCTGTGGGTGCCCCGCAAGAACGGCAAGAGCGAATTCCTCGCCGCGCTGGCGCTGTTGTTCTTTGCGCTCGAAGGCGTCGTCGGCGGCCAGGGTTATGTCTTCGCCCGCGACGAAAAGCAGGCGAAGATCGTCCTCGACAAGATGAAGGCGATCGTCGCGCAGGACGAGCGGCTGGCGCGCGCCGTCAGGGCGCTCGGCAAGAGCCTGTGGATCGCCGAGAAGCGCGCCGCCTTTGCTCTCCTCTCGGGCCGGCCGGAGGGCAAGCATGGCCGCTCGCCGACCGTCTCTGTCGGCGACGAAATGCATGAATGGACGACGCTCGATCTCGCGACCACGATCCGCCAGGGCATGGGCGCGCGGCTGCAGCCGATCGAGCTCTTCGCCTCGACGGCCGGCCTCAAATCGGCGCAAGTCGGCTTCGGCCTCTTCGACGAGTCGCGCAAGATCCTCGCCGGGCCGATCGAGCCGCCAGACGCGCAGGACAGCGGCGAGGGCATCTATGATCCCTCGAGCCTCGTCGTCATGTTCGCCGCCGGCGAGGATGACGACTGGCTCGATGAAGCGGTCTGGCGCGCCGCCAATCCGAATCTCGGCCTCTCGCCGACGCTGGACTTTTTGAAGCGCGAGGCGGCGATCGCCAGGGTCTCGCCGCGCGCGGAAAGCCACTTCCGGCGCTATCACCTCAACCAATGGGTCGAGGCGATTTCGCGCTGGATCCCGGTCAAGAAATGGGACGATTGCGCGTCGGAGAAGACAGCCTGGCGCACGGGCGCCCAGGCGCTCAAGGGCCGGCGCTGCTATGCCGGCTTTGACATCTCGTCGACGCAGGACATCACGGCGCTCGTCTGGCTGTTTCCGCCGGAAAAGGAGGGCGAAAAATGGCGTCTCCTCGCGCGCTTCTGGGTTCCGGAAGTCAACATCGAGCTCCGCTCAAAGCGCGACCGCGTGCCCTATGACCGCTGGGCAACGATCGGCGCCGTCGAGCCGACGCCGGGCGACTATGTCGACCAGTCCTATGTGCAGGCGGCGATCGAGGAAGGGCTCGAGCTGTTCGACGTCGAGCGCGTCGGCTTCGATCCATGGAACGCCACCAAGCTCTACACGGATCTCGTCAACAAGGGCGCGGACGGCGAACGTTTTTTGAAGGTGCGCCAGGGCGTGCAGAGCATGGGCGAGGCCTCGAAGGAATTCGAGCGTCTCGTCTTCGCCGGCCAGCTCGATCATGGCGGCCATCCGGTGCTGCGCTGGATGATCGGCAATGCGCTGATCCGCTTCGACCGCAACATGAATTTCACGCCCGACAAGCAAAAGTCGCGCGAAAAGATCGACGGAATCGTCGCGACGATCATTGCGCTGGCTGGCCGCCTGTCTGACGAAGGCGACGAAACGATCAAACAGGGATGCTACTGAGTGTTTGGTTTTGGCGCCCGGAAAAAACAGCGCCCGGCTTTGGCCGCGCCGCGCCAGCTCAGCACGCGCGAGTTCGAGGCGATGCGGGCGCCGGTGATGGCCGCGACTGCGACGGTGCCGATCGGCGATCCGAACGCCTGGGACATTCTGTTCGGCAAGCAACAGCCCGGCATTTCGCCGGAATCGGCGATGGCGCATGGCGCGTTTTACCGCTGCATTTCGCTGATCGCCGGCTCGATCGCGATGCTGGATTTCAACACCTTCCGCGTCAATCCTGACGACGGGCATCGCGAGCGCGATATCGCCTCTCCGGCGGCGCGGCTGATCTCGGTGCGGCCGAACGATCGCTACAGCACGACGATGCTCTGGCGCTCCGTCGTCGCCGACATGCTGCGCCACGGCAATGGCATCGTCTGGATTCAGCGCAAGCGCGACGGAACGCCGATCGCGCTCGAATATATCCCCTGGCTGCGCACGGCGATCCGGCTCGATTCGATCGACGGCGAGCCGGTCCAGATCTACGGGCTGACGCGCGACAGCGGACAATATGTGCTGGCGCATAGCGACGACGTTCTGCACATCCCTGGCTCGCCGGTTTGGCAATTGTTTCGGGCGATGTCGCCGCTGACAGCCTATGCGATGAGCGTCGGCATCGCGATCAGCGCCGACGCTTTCGCCAAAGCCTATTTCGACAATGGTTCGTCGCCGGACGGCTATCTCAAATATCCAGCGTCATTCAAACACGGCAAGGATCAGGCCGACGAAATCCGGCAGACGTGGATGGCGCGCTTCGGCGGCCGCAACCGGTTTCTCGGGCCGGCCATCCTGAATGATGGCGGCGAATATGTGCCCGTCTCGCCGATCAATGCGGCAGACGCGCAGCTGATCGACGCCCGCAAGATCGGCGTCTCCGACATCGGCCGCATCATGGGCGTGCCGGACCATATGCTCAACATGAGCGACAAGGCCACCAGCTTCGGCAAAGGGCTCGAGGAGCTGACGCAAAGCTTCGTCGATTTCACGCTTGGGCAGCATCTGAAGGCGATCGAGGATGAGGTCAATTACAAGCTCGTTCGCCAGTCGACCAAGGTCGCCGAATTCGACCGCGAAGGCTTCGTCCGCGGCGATCTCAAGAGCCGCATGGAAGCCTTTCAGATCGCCATGGGCGGCGCGCAAGGCCCTGGCTCGATGACGGCGAATGAGGTGCGCCAGAAAATGAACCTCGGCCGCTCGAAAGACCCGAACGCCGACCGGCTGATCACATGGCCGTCGAGCCCGACCGCGACACAGCCTGACGCCGGCGGCAACGCCGATCCGAGCGTCGACGCGCCCGAGCCGAAGCCGTCGCCGTCCGCTGAGACCGAACCGAAACCGGCGCCCGCGCCGAAAGGAACCCCATGACCCGCGCGCTGCTCAATCTTCTCAACGCCAATCGCGGGCGCGGCGCCGGCCTGCGCGTCGTCGATTACGACCCGGATCAGGACGGCGACCGCGATCAACCCGGCGCGCCGGATATCGACGGCGCGGCGACGATTTATGTCTATGACGCGATCGGCTATGGCGGCGTCGAGGCCGCGGATGCGGTCAAGGCCATCGCGGCGATCAAGGCAAGCCGCATCAACCTTCGCATCAACAGCCCCGGCGGCGACGTATTCGAGGCGCGGGCGATCAAGACCGCGCTCGATCAACACCCGGCGCAAGTAACAGCCTATGTCGACGGCCTCGCGGCCTCGGCGGCGTCTTTCCTGATGCTGGCGGGCGATGAAATCCAGATCGCGCCCGGCGCCTTCGTGATGATTCACAACGCCTGGGGCCTCGCCATCGGCGATGCGCGCGAGATGCGCGCGACGGCGCAGCTGCTCGATCAGGTCACGGCCTCGATCCGCAATGATTATTCGGCGCGAACCGGCCTCGACGATCTGACCATCGCCAAGATGATGGATGACGAGACCTGGCTTGAGGCCAATGACGCCGTGGCGCGCGGCTTCGCGACCTCGCTGATGCCGAAGCCCGCCAAGGCGGCGGCGCAGGCTCGCGCCTTTGATCTTTCCGCCTATGCCAACGCGCCCAAAGCCTATGCCGAGCGCGCGAGCGATGAGGCAAAAGCCTTCGCCGAACTTGAGGCCGCCCGCGTGCGGCATGAGCAACGTCTGCGCCTTTACGCGGCGCTCTGATTTTAACCCCGGAAGGAAAGCATCATGAAATCCCTACAGGCCTTGCGGGAAGCCCGCGCCGCCATTGCCAAAAAAATCCGTAACCTTCTCGATCCCGCGGTGACGAAATATACGAAGGAAGTCGAAATCGAGGTCGATGGGCTTTATGCCGAGGTGACTGTCCTCGACGGCCAGATCAGCCGCATCGAGCGCAGCGTCGCCATGTCCGACGATCTCGAAGAGCGCGCCCATAATCTTGGCGATGAGAACGGCCGCTCGACCGATGAAAACGCGCATCAGATCGTCGCGGCGCGCAAGGCCTTCGTCAAGCTCCTCCGCAACGGCCCGAGCGTGTTGTCGCCGGAAGAGCGCGCCCTGGTGCTGCCGGCCGACGCCAATGGCCGCGGCATCCGCAACATCGCCGAAGGAACCAATACGGCGGGCGGCTATCTCGTCCCGACCATCCTCATGCCGAACCTTTTGCAGAAGCTCAAATATTTCGGCGGCATGCGCGATGTGGCGACGATCATGGCGACCTCGGGCGGCTATCCGATCGCCTGGGCGACGACGGATGAAACCGCCAACGCCGGCGAGCTGGTCGCCGAGAATGTCGCGGCGTCGACGGGCGACGCCACCTTCGGCCAGGTCACCATCAACGCCTATAAATTTTCGAGCAAGATCATCCCGGTCTCGTTCGAGGTGCTGCAGGACAGTTCGGTCGACGTCGAGTCCTTCGTCCTCGGCGCCATCGCAATCCGCATCGCCCGCGGCCAGAATACTTATTTCACGATCGGCACCGGGACGAGCCAGCCGCAGGGCGCGTTGACGGCGGCGGCGTTGGGCGTGACGCTCGCCGCCGGCAACACGACGTCGATCACCTTCGACGGGCTGATGGACCTCTATCACGCCGTCGATCCCGCCTACCGCGTCTCGCCGAACTGCTCCTACATGATGAATGATTCGACCTTCAAGGCGGTCAAGAAGCTCAAGGACACCTCCAATCGTCCCCTTTGGCTGCCGCAGTCGACGGTCGAGGCCTTCGCGGGCGACGGCGGGTTCGACACGCTCAACGGCAAGCGCCTCGTCATCAATCAGGACATGCCGAACATGGCGGCCAACGCCAAGCCGGTCCTGTTCGGCGATTTCTCGAAATATATGATCCGCGACGTCATGGAAGTGCAGATCCTGCGCTTCACGGACAGCGCCTACACCTCAAAGGGCCAGATCGGATTTTTGGGCTGGGCGCGCGCGGACGGCCGCCTCATCGACGCCTCCAATGCGTCGCTGGCCTATCTCGCCAATTCGGCGACCTGATCGGCCAACTCTCCAAATTGAAGGGAGGCCGGAGTGGCCACAGTCAAAGTCAAAATCATTTCGTCGATCGCCGGCGACAATTATTCCTACGCGCCCGGCGACATCATCGATCTCGACGAGGCCATTGCGCAAGCGTGGCAGGAGGCAGGCCTCTCCACGCCCGCGCCGGACGGCGAGGTGGCGGCGGCTCAAATCGAGACGCTGACGGCGCAGCTCGCGGACGCAACCGGCGCCCGCGACGGCCTCGCCAAGGCCAAGTCGGATCTCGAAGGCCAGCTTGCAAATGCGAAGGCTGAGAAGGCCGGCGCCATCGCGGACAAGGTGCTGACAAAGAAAGCCGCCGATGATGCGCAGGCGGCCCTGTCCGCCGCACAGAAGGCAGCTTCCGATGCGGCGGTGAAAACCGCAACCGATCTCGCCGCCGTCAGCAAGGAGCGCGACGACTTCAAGACGCAGGCCGACGAGCTCGGCAAGCAGCTCGCCGACGCGCTGGCGCAGATCGAGACGCTGAAGGCTGCCGCCACGCCCGCCGCCACGACGACGACTGCGGCCCCGGCGGCCGCGCAACAATAAGGGGCGGTCCATGGCGATCCACGTCCTCAACCCGCAGAGCTGGGTCAGCCTCGGCCGCGGGCCGCTCAACATCCGCGCCATCGGCGGGCCTGCGCGCGTGCTGGCGGCGAGCGCGCCTCCGGACGCCAGCATTACTTCCGGCACAAGCACGGGCGATTATGCGCCGGCGGGCGACGTCCTGACGTTGCGGGCGTCGGCCAGCATCTATGCGATTGCGGCGTCGAGCACGCTTACGGAAATCTATGCGGAGCCGTCGTCGGGCGGCTCGGCGGATATCTATGGAACGCTGCGCCGGCTCGCCGATCGCGCGGCGACGGGCGCCGCCAATCCTCATTTCATCGACCCGGCGACGGGCCTGCCGCAGCTCATGACAAACCCGCCGACCGTGACGACCACGGCGAGCCTCTTCGCCAATCAGGCCGCTGTTGTGGCGGCAGGCTATAGCAAGCTCTTTGCCGCCATCGTCGGCGGAAACGCCAATCCGGTCTATTATTGCGCCGGCGGCTGGCCCCACATCAACGCCAGCGTCTATCTCAACCTGCCTTCAGCCACGACCTGGTCGACGGGCAATGGCAACGCCGGCAATAATCCGCCATTGCAGGCGCTCGCGCCCCGCGTGAAATTCATGACCGACTCGCCGAAATTCGTACTCGGCGTTACCGGCACCTACCGGCTGATCGTGAACGGCCGCTACGTCTCCCTGGCGGCCTACGCCCCGTCCGGAACGACACCGTCCTACTCGCTCGTTGACCTTACCGCTGTGGGCGGCCGGGAAGTGCGACAGATCGAGATCGAGATGATCACCGCCACGACGTTCTATGGCGCGTGGGTCGGACCGACCGAGACGATCTGGGCGCCGCCGTCCAGAGACAATTTGCGCTGGATCCAGATGGGCGACAGTCTGACGCAATCCTCCGGCAATGGCGTCGTGGTCGGCGACGGCTATAGCGAAGTCATGGCCGATTATCTCGGCATATCCGATTATCGCGCGGCGGGCATCGGCGGCACCGGCTATTACGCCAACAACGGCGGCGTCAATTACCGGTTGCAGGAGCATATGTTCGATGTGGTCAACTATAATCCAGATGTGATTTCGCTGGCCGCCGGCGTCAATGACCAGGCGTCCGCTTTTAGTCTTGCCCAGCCGGGTCTTGCGTCCTGCATCGCGCAGGCGCGGGCCTATTCCGCGACCATTCCCATTTTCGTCACCGGCGTGCTGATGAGCTCCGCAGTCGCGACGGCCGTCACGTGGGAGACGGCGCAGGCCGCCTATATCGCCAGCCTGAATGATCCGAATATCATTTTCATCCCGATCATCACCGACCCCAACGGGCCGTGGATCACCGGAACCGGCAATTCGGCCGCGCCGATCGGCGACGGCAACCGGGACTATTACTGGGATAATTCCGGCGCGCATCCGCCGACGATCGGCCATCAATATCTTGGCCTGCGCTACGCGGCGGCCATCGGGTCGGCGATCGCCGGCCGATGATCATCTTTCCGCAGCGCCGCAGGGTCGTCGCCTATCTGCCGCCGGCGGCGCGCGCGGGATCGCCCGTCACGCTGCAGCTCGCCAAGCTGCATCTGCGCGCCGGCGGCTGCTATGACGCGGCCTCGGCCGACGCCTACACGGCCGAGGACGCGACCATCGCGCTCTATCTCGCCGCCGCGACGCAGGAGGTCGAGGATGTCCTCGGCCGCGGGCTGCTGACGCAGCAATGGACCATGACGGCCTCCGGGCTCGACAGCTGCGGCGGCTTCACGATCGAGGGCGGACCGATCCAGAATGTCGCGCCATCGGTGCAGGCCCTCGTTTCCGGCTCCTGGCAGACGCTTAGCCCGACGCTCTACGCCTGGCGCTGGCTTGCTCGCTCGCGCATGAGCGTCAAGCCGGCGGCGGGCGCGACATGGCCGACCGCCGATGTCGACGATGCGGCCTGGCGCGTCACGTTTACGACCGGCTATGGCGCGGCGTCGGACGTGCCGGCGCAGATTATCCGCGTCATCTTATTGCTGACGCAAGACGGTTATGAAAATCGCGACGCCATGAACCCCGGCAATGCTGGCGTCAATCCGGCCGTCGAGCGCATCCTGTCGTCCAACCGCACGCCGAACTTCTGATGCGCTACGGCCCGAACCCGGTCCTGATCGACGTGATGCGGCGATCGACCGACGCCAATTCCGTGCGCGGCGCTTTCGCCAAGGCGCAGACACTGATGGGCTCGCTGCGCCAGACGACAGGGCGAGAGCTGGTCGAGGCGGGGCTGCCGGAAGATCAGATCGACATTGTTGTGCGCGTGTCGATCACGGCGCAGACGCTCGCCATCACCTCGGAAGATCGCCTCAACATCGGCGGGCGCAATTACGCCATCCGCAGCGTCGGCCTGCCCGAACGTCGCGGCGGATACATCGAAATCGCCTGCGGCCTAAGCATCGGAAACTGAGATGAGCTTGCCGATTTTCACCATCGCCTGGCAAGGCTATGGCCTTTATCACAGCTATGAAAAAACCGGCGTCGTCGGCTGGCCCGATGTTGTGCAGGCGCTCGCCAAGATCGCGCGAAAGATGGCCGCCAAATCAGCCAAGGTCGATCATGACGCGCTCGATGATATGGTGAGCCTCGCGCGGTCGCGCGTCCCGGTCGATACGGGCCTCCTGCTCAACGGCATCACAGGCGAAGTCACGGATGAGGGTTTCGAGTTCCGCGCCTCGGCTGTGCATGAGAAGGCCAGCGGAAAGCCGGGGGCCGACTATGCGCGCTTCGTCGAATTCGGTCATCTGACCGCCGCCCGCCGCGCCGCCGCTCCCGCTGTCGCCGATGACGCCTTCTTTTCCGGCGCCGGCGCGCCGCGCGCGCGGCCAACGAAGGGCCAGACGCAGGTAGAGCCGCAGCCGTTTTTCTTCAATTCCGCGGAGGAAGCCCTGCAAAAGCGCGGCCTCGCCATGGATGACGTCATTGCGCAATCGGCGCAGGAAGACGGCTGGCAATGAGCAGCGCGATCGGGGAATTTGTCATCGCCCTGCGCGCGGCGTTGAAGGCCGACGCCGGCGTCGCGGCGATCGTCGGCGCCAAGGTTTTTGACGTCGTGCCGGGCGACAAGCGCGGCATGCCGGACGATGCGCTGGCGCCGTGGATCTATATCGGACCGGTCTCGGCGCCGCGCAGCGAAGACGAATGTCTCCGCGCCTGGGCGCCGCGTGTCCGGATCTATTGCGCGACGACGGATTTCGATCGGCAGTCGGTGTGGGCCCTCGCCGACGCCGTCGACGCGGCGCTGGATCAAAAGACGCTGACGCTCGCCAATGGTTTCACCATGGCGTCGGCCTTGCGCGCCGTCGAGAGCGGCGACGTCATCGATCCTTTGAGCCCGCGGCTCGCCTATTGCGATTTTACATGCACGATCTACCGCAACACGCCTTTCCAGTGAGGTTTGAGCCATGGCTGTCCCCAGTCTGATCCCCGGATATAAATATACGCTGGCGCGCGGCGACGGCGCTTCGCCGGAAAACTTCATTTTCCTTTGCACCGTGACGACGCGCGGTCTCGACATGACCAATAATTTCGACGACGCGGAGCTGCAGGACTGCGATTCGATCAGCGCGTTGCCGGTTCGCGTCTCGACGCCGAAAAGCAAAAACTGGTCGATCAGCTTTTCCGGCAAGGCGGATGCGTCGCGCTTCCAATCGCTCTATCAGGATCAGGTCCAGATCCAGAAGAACAACTATCAACTCGGGATCAACCTTTCCGGCGCGCAGGGCGGCGGAAATTGGCAGGGGCAGGCCTATCCCGAGACGCTCAAGGTCGAGAGCAACGAGAACGGCCTCGTGACCTTTTCCGGCACGCTGCGCGGCCAGGGCGACTATCCGACATGGACGGCCAATCCATGAGTGAGGAGGCGCTCTCGACGGCGGTCTATCGCACGCTCGGCGGTCGCGATTATCGCTTCCAGCTCCGGCTCGGCGAGATGCGCGAGCTAGAGCGGCTTTGCAATGCGGGGATCGGCGCGATCTGGCGGCGCATGGCGATGCTCGAATTCAGGGTCGACGATCTTCGCGAGACGATCCGGCTCGGCCTGATCGGCGGCGGGACGCCCGAGCCGGAGGCCGAGGCGATCGTTCGCTTTTCGATCGATGCGCGGCCGGTCAACGACTATTTCGATCTCGCGCTGGCCATCATCAAAGCCATGTTCGAGGGCGTGCGCCCAAAAAAACCGGACGGGACGGATCAGAGCGGCGTCCCGGAGACCTCAGCCCCTTCTATGAGTTCGGCGGCGCCGCAGGATTCAGCCCCCGACAAATCGACGACATGACGCTTGCGGAATTCGAGGCCGTCGCGCGCGGCTTCGCGCGATTCCACGGCGCGAAGGATGAGGGCGAAGCCCCGTCCGACGAAGATTTTTATCGCGATCTCGCGGACGCGATGGCCCAGGGCCGCGCCTGATCTCCACACCTTCGAAAGGAAAATCCCATGGCTGTCCTCACCCCCAAAACGATCATTGGCGCTGGCCTGCCCAGCGTCGCCTATGCCGCCGCGACGCTTACCGGCGACTCCTTCCCGTCGACGTCGGATCAGCGCACCTTTTTGCACGTCAAGAACGGTTCGGCTTCGCCGATCACGGTGACGATCCTGGCGCAGACGGCGACCGAAAAGGTTCCCGGCCTCGGCTCGATTGCAGTCCCGGCGCTGAGCAGCGCCATCGCGGCGGCGGGCGACGCCTATTTGGGCCCATTCCCGGCCGACTACATCGGCGCCAACGGTCAGGTGCAGGTGTCCTATTCGGCCGTGACGACTGTCACCGTGCAGGCCTATACGCTGCCCAAGGCGGATTAAGACGAGGCTCCCATGGCTGGCCAACCGCTCGTCCTCAAATTCTCGACCGATCTCAGCCAGGCGCAACGTGGCCTGACGGAGTTCGCCAAGAACGCCGCCGTGAATCTGCTGTCGATCGCCGACAAGGCGATCGAGGCAAAAAAGCAGCTCGATTTTCTCAATTCCTTCTCGGGCAAAATCGCCGTCGGCGTGATCGGCTTTATTGGCTTTGAGGCTATCCGGGGGTCGATCAACCTGCTCAACTCGGCCGCGACGGAAGCCGAAGCCAGTCTGGCGCGACTGGTGAAAATCGGAACCGATTCGCAAGGCGCCGGCGTGAGCGCTTCCTTTTTTCAAAGCTGGACGGGCCAGGCCAAGGCGCTGAATGTCGAGACGTCGACGCTGGTCGGGATGCTCGATCGCGCCCGCGCGGCGGCGACCCAAACCATCGGCGACAAGGGCGGCACGTCGTCAAGCCCCGGCGCCGACCGGATCAAGCAGAACGTCCTCGCCGGCAATCTCGGCTCCTCGGCGCTCTCGTCCTACAATGGCGCCGGGGATCAGGAAGCCCGCATCCGAATCGTGCTCGGGTTGATCGAACAGCTGCGGCAAAAGGGCGATCAGCTCGCCGCCTTCGATCTCGGCAAGACTTTTTTCGGCGACCAGTTCGAGGCGCAGCTCCGCAACGGCGTCGACATGATCGGGCAGATGCGAACCGCGCTCGACGGCCTGCAAACGGCCGGCGGCGAGCGCATTATTCCGCAGGCGGAAATCGCCAACGCGACGCGGATGAAGGCCGAACTCGACGACATCAATGATCGGCTGTCCAAAGCCTCGGAGCCCTTCCTGCGCGATATTGCGGCCTGGCAGCAAGGAATTCTGGGCGACGTCATCCAATTGAAATCGGCATGGGCCGATATCGTCGGCGTGCTCGGCACGGCGTGGGACTGGATGAGCAAGATCGGCAGTCTCATGCCGAGCATGAGCCTTGGTCCGCGCGTCGGCAACGGACTGTTTGGCGCACAAGGCGGGCTGACCAGCGGCCAGCTCATGGACCTCATCGAAAAGGGCGGCTCCATCGGGACCGAAGTTTTCGGCCCCGATCAGCCGGCCTCGCTTCCGGCGATCACGGTGCGCGGCGACCGGTCGAAAGCCTTGCCGAGCCTGACGCCGGCCAAACTCGCAGCGCCGGCGGAAAAGACCGATCAGGTCGAAACCTACATCAACAGCCTCAAGAAACAGACGGCGGCCGAGGAAGCGGAGGCAAAGACGCTCGGCCTCGGCAACAAGGCCAGAGAAGAGGCGGTCGATCTTGCCAAGGCGCAGGAGGCGGCAAAGATTCGCGGGACGCCCCTGACCGCCGCGGAGGCGGAAAAGGTCAAGCAGCTCGCCGACGCCTATGTCGACGCCAAAAAGCAGATCGACGATTACGCCAGGGCGCAGGAAAACGCCAAGGCGACGGCCGAATTTTTCGGGCAGTCGCTGGAAAGCGCGATCGAAAAGGCAATCGAGCCCGGCGCGAAATTGCAGGACGTGCTGAAGGGCGTCGTGCAATCGTTGGAACAGGCCTCGCTCAAGGCGCTGATCCTCGGCGAAGGGCCGCTCGCCAGCCTGTTCGGCACGGCGGCCTCGCCTGACGCCAAGGGAGCCGATTCGGTCGGCGGGATTTTCGGGCAGATCGTCAAGGGGTTTTCGGGCTTCCACGCCGCCGGCGGGACGATTCCGGCCGGCGGCTGGGGCATCGCCGGCGAGGCGGGCGCGGAGATTATCAACGGCCCGGCGACGGTGACGCCGATGAAACAGATCAACGCCGCGCTGAATGCCGGCGGGAGCCGGGGCGGCGCCGCCGTCGACAATCGCCGCAGCTTTCATATCGACGCGCGCGGCGCGCAGGCGGGCGTCTCGGATCAGATCGTCGCCGCGCTGAAATCCTATGACGCCCAGCTCAATCGCTCGCTGCCGACGCGGGTGGCCGCAGCGCATGGGCGCTACGCCTGATGGCCTTTTTCGTCAATACGGTCGCCGCCTATGTCAGCGGCCAGATCGTCCAGGCGGCCTTGCTTGTCGCGTTTGAGTTCGCCGATCAGACGGTGCGCGTCTGGTCTGGCCTCGGCGATCTTGCCGCCGGCGGCGAGACCTGGTCGGGAATCGGCGAGCTCGGCTCGATCTCGAACATCGAAAGCGCGATCGGCGACGTCGCGCCGCAAGTCACGTTCAGCCTGTCCGGCGTCGATCCCTCGCTGATCGCCGAGGCGCTGGCCAATTCCGGCAACGTCAAGGGCCGCAACGTCACGGTGTATTTGCAGTTTTTCGATTCCGCGATGCAGCCGCTCGATTGCCCCTATGCGATCTATCTCGGGTTGATGGACGTCATGAAAGTCAAGGCGGACAGTCCGACGCAGCGCATTGTCGAGCTGACGTCGGAAACTTTGTTCACGCGGCGCGGCGTCGCGCCCTGGGGCTACCTCAGTTCGTCGAGCCAGCGCGGGCTTTATCCGTCCGACGCCGGCCTCGACTACATGTCGGCGATGCAAAATGTGACGACGGGCTGGCCGTGGCTGTGACGCTCGAAGATTATCTCCGCGCCGCCGCCGCGCGCCCGTTTCGCTGGGGCGAATGCGATTGCTGCCTCTTTGTCGCCGACTGGATCAAGGCCGTGCATGGGTTCGACGTCGCCAATGGCTGGCGCGGCGCCTATAGCGATGAGCGCGGCGCGCGGCGCGCCCTTGTCATGTCCGGCGGCCTCGTCCGCCTCATGTCGCTGCGGATGCAGGCGCACGGCCTTGCGCCGACCGATACGCCGCGCCCGGGCGATATCGGCGTCGTCGAGGCGACGGCCGGCGCGACGGCGGCGATCCGCGGCGGGCGCGGCTGGATCTGCAAAACGCCCGAAGGCATCGGCGCATCGCCGTTCCGGGTCATCGGAGCATGGTCGATCTGATGCCGATGGTTATTGCGCCCGCTCTCGTCGCCGCCGGCGTCTCCGGCGGGATTGCGATCGGCGGGACGATCGTCTCATTTGCGAGCATCGCCGCCTATGGCGTCTCGCTTGGCGCGACGATGGGCGCCAATCTTCTTCTGCGCTCGCTCGAAAAGCGCAAGGCGACGTCAAACCAGCAGATCACGGTGCGCCAGGCGATCACGGCGCGCGTGCGCGGCTATGGCCGGGCGAAGATGGGCGGCGCAATGTTTTATATGGGCGCGACGCGGACGCTGGCGCAGGGCTTTATCTTCTGCGAGGGGCCGATCGACGCCTATGAGGAAGTCTGGCTCGCCGACAAGAAAATCATCTACACGGAGGGCTCGAATTTCTGCTTCGCCGGATGGAGCTGGACCAATTATGTCATGGTCGATCTGCAAATCGGCGCGGTCGGCCAGTCGCGCAACCCGGCTTTCGATCATATCGATCATTATTGGTGGGATGGGACGCATCAAAATCAGGGCCTCGCCAATGCGGTGATGCGCTGCTATTTGCCGAATAACGCCGAAACCAATTTCACGAAAACCTACCAGAACGGCGTCCCGGCGCTGCGCGTGGTCGCGCGGCTCTCGCTGGTTTATGATCCGCGCAGCGGCGCAACAGAATGGTCGGACAATCCGGGGCTGTGCATCCGCGATTATCTGACGTCTTCGCGCGGCTTCAACATTCCGGCCTCGCGCATCAATGACGCGAGCTTCATGGCCTTCGCGACCATGTGCGATATCCTCGTCGCCAATACGCAGGAGACCGGCGGCCATGAGCAGCGCTATCGCGTCTGGATGACCTACACGCTGGATGAGCAGCCGAGCGACGTGCTGCGCCGCTTGCTGGCGTCCTGCGACGGCGAGATTTATCCGCTGCCGGACGGGACGATCGGCATTCGCGGCGGCGTTTGGGAAGACCCGACCGTCACCATCACAGACGACATGATCCTCGGCTATGAGGTCCAGACCGGCCGCGACAAACTTAGCGCCTTCAATCAGCTGCGCATTCGCTACACGGCGAAGAACAATGATTATCAGGTGCAGGAGGGCGGCGCCTGGAACGATACGGCGGCGCAGACGGAGTCGGGGCAAATCATCCCGCAGGATTTCGACGGGACGATGTGCGCCTCCTATATGCAGGCGCGCCGGCTCGCCAAGATCGCCATGCACAAGGGCAATCCGCAATGGTTGCTGACGCTCACGACCAGCATGGCCGGGCTCAATGCGTTGGGCGAGCGCATCATCCGCTGCAAGCTCGACGACCTCGGCATCGACGCCACATTTTACGTGCAGAAATTCGAGATCGCCGGCGATCTGAAAAGCTGTTCGATGACGCTCGCGTCGCTGAATTCCGACGCCTATGAATGGACCACGTCGGAGGAATATTGGAGCCCGCCGCCGGCGACGGATGCGGAGGACGGTTTTACCATCCCGGTCCCGACGGGGCTGGCGCTCCACATCGTCCAACTGCAGCTGGGCTCGAACCTCATTGCTTTCGAGATCGGGGCGAGCGTCACGGCGCCCGATGACGCGTCCTTCGGCGCGCTGTTTCAGATCAGTCTCGACGGCGGCGTGACCTGGGCCGACATGTCGCCAGATGGCGTCTGGTCGGCGAACTCCGGCATTATCGCCTCCGAGACGGCCTGTCAGGTGCAGGCGGCGTTCAAGGCCTCGGCATCCAACATCGGGACATTTTGCCCCCCGGTCAGCATCACGACGCCGGGCGGAAGTCTCGGTCCGGTAGCGCTGGCGCTATCGGAAGGCGCAAATCAGGATTACGGCCTCGCCAGCGCGGCGGCCACGATTTCCGACGACTTCGGCCTCGCCTCGGTCGCCTCGATCGCGTCGATCGACCTCGGCCTCGCTTCCTAAAGGATCATCATGAGCGTTCAAGTCCAACTCCGCCGTGAGGCGGCGAGCTTTCTGTCGACCTTTGTCGGCGCTCTCGGCGAGTTGCTGTTCGACACGACCAACAAGCGCCTGCAGGTTCATGACGGCGCGACGGCCGGCGGCTTTCCGGTCGCGAAACTCTCCGAAGTCTCGCCGCTCTCGGCGCTGATGATCGCCGCCAAGGGCGCGTCCTATGGCGCGAAGGTGGAAGTCGGCTGCCTCGAAGGGTCGATCGCCTGCGCGGGCGCGACCAGCGTTTCCACAGTGCAAATTCCGAACGGCGCGCTCGTCCTCGGCGTCTCGACCTATGTCGCGACGGCGATCACCGGCGCCGGCAGTTTTCGCGTCGATGCGACGACGGCGTCCGGCGGCAGCGCAGGCACGACGGCGGGTCAGTTCGGAACCGGCCTCGGCGCGGCGCTCGGCTCGAACAATAAGGGCGTGATCGGCCCGACCGCCTGGTACGCCAATTCGACCATCACCCTGACCGGCCGCAACGCCGGCGACACGGCCGCGGCGAGTTTCACCGGCGGCGTGGTGCATTTCGCGATCCACTACATTCTGATCAGCGCGCCGACGTCATAGGGCACGGCAGTGGGCTATATCCCGGGCGTCAACCTTCTCCCCTCGACGGGTGAGTTTACCTACGACACGATCGCCCATCGCGGCCGGCGCGCGACCGAGCGCGTGCTGAGCGACATCAATATTTATGCAGGGCAAGCCGCGCATCGGACCGACATGGAGCTGGCGATCGATCATCTGATCGACCAGCATCCCGAATGCACGACCGTCGCGCTCGTCGTCGCCTGGTTCTTCAATTCGACGTCGGCCGGCTCAACCAATATCTATCCGTCGACAACCTACATCGGCGGCGATTTCCAATATTGGAACGGCGCAGCCTATGTCGCCGATCACTGGCGCTGCTCCGGCCTGACCGAGGCCTCGTCCGGCCTGATCCCGCTGTCCAAGAACGGCGCGTCCTATAATTACGGCGGCACGCCTTCGGACGGCTCGCTTGTCCGCTGCATCCAATATCTGAAATCGCGCGGTCTGCGCACGGTGTTCTATCCGTTCCTGCTCGGCGACATTCCGGGCAGCTTTCCATGGCGCGGCCTCATCACCTATTCGGGATCGGATGTTTCCAGCGCGGCGGCGAGCGCCGTCGCCGCCTTCCTCGGCTCGGCCTCGGCGGGGCAGTTTTCCCGCGACGCGGTCAATTCGACGGTCAATTATTCCGGCGCGGCGACGGATTGGACCTACCGGCGCATGATCCTGCATTACGCCAATTTGTGCGTGCTCGCGGGCGGCGTCGATCTGTTCCTGCTCGGCTCCGAGCTGCGCGGGATCGAGACGCTGCGCGGGCCGGCCTGGTCGAAAATGGGGATCATCGGCGATTATGGCCTCGCCTCCGATGCGCCGATCGGCGCGCTGGATTTCGGCCTCGCCAGCGCGACCATCGTCGACAGCGCCGACTACGGCCTCGCATCGAGCGCGGTCACGGTCTCGGCCGGCGCCAATCCGGTTTGGGATTATCCCTTCGTCACGGCGATGGGAAAGCTCGCCGACGACGTCCGCGGCGTGTTCGACGCCGCCGGCCTGACGAAAGACCTCGCTGGCCTGCACAACCTTGTCTCCTACGCCGCCGACTGGTCGACGTGGATGGGCTATCAGCATGCGGACGCCAATGGCCAGACGCCGCACCTCGACCAGCTCTGGAGCCGGGCGAATATCGACCTCGTCTGCTTCGACAATTATCTGCCGCTCAGCGATTGGGCGCAGGGCGACGGCGGGCTCGACGCGCGCAACTGGAGCGCCGGGGCAGCGTCCGCCTGGCCCGTCGAGGATCCGGCTTCGATCGGCTTCGGGCTCGCGGGAACGCCGTCGATCTACCGCAAGGATTATCTCAAGGCGAACATCGAGGGCGGCGAGAAATTCAACTGGTTTTACTATGACAGCGACAATGCTGCGCCCGGCGTCTACCCGGACGGCTCCGGCCATACCGTCTCGCTGCCCTCCGGCGACCGCCTGACGCAAACGCGCCAACGCTATTATGCCGGTCAAGAGATCCTCGCCAACAAGCAGCTGCGCTGGTGGTGGAGCAATCCGCATCACGCGGTCTATGACGCCGGCGACGGCGCGGGCTGGGTCGCGCATGGGCCGCCGACGACATGGGCCGCGCGGTCGAAGTCGACCACATTTACGGAATATGGCTTCGCGACGATCGACCGTTCGACCAATCAGCCGAATGTCTTTTACGACGTCAAATCGAGCGGCAGCGCCACGGCCTATTGGTCGCGCTGGGCCTCGATCGGCGACCGCGACGATATCGCTTCCTATGTGCCGGTCACCGATCCGAGCATCCGCGCGATCGGGCTTGAGGCGATTTACGAATATTGGTTCGTCGACGGCCACAATGACGAGGCGGCCGGCGTCGCCATGGTTGAAGCAGCCTTTTGCTCGGTGTGGAACTGGGACGCGCGGCCCTATCCCACCTTCTCGTCTCTGAGCACTGACATATGGGGCGATTCGAGCAACTGGCCGACCGGCTTCTGGCTCGAAGGAAAATTGACCACAGGAGTGCCGATGGCTTACCCTCTTTCTTGGCCGGCCGATCTGCGCCCGGCGCGCGTGCTGCTCAACGTCAACAATTCCTCGCGGTCCGGCGGTCAGGCGATCTCCGGCGCCGAGATGATCGTCACCTCGCCTGCGGCGCGCTGGGAAGGCAAAATCGCGCTGCCGGCAATGAGCGCAAAGCAAATCCTCGCCTGGCGCGGCTTTGTCGCGGGAATGAACGGGCGCTACGGGACGGCGCTGATCCCGGCGTTTGAATCAAACCGCCAGAACACAACAGGCGTCACGGCCGCGGCGGCGGCGCTCAACGCCACGGCCCTGACGCTCACGGTCGGCGGCCGCGGTGCAATCACCGCCGGCATGCGCTTTTCGATCGCCGGCCGGCTCTATGAGATCCAGCAATCAACGCCGCTCGGCGCCGGAGCCTATGCCGTCAACATTCTGCCCTGGCTGCGTGGCGCGATCGCGGCCGGCGTTGCGTGCGAATTCGTCAACCCGGTCACGACGATGCGCTTTACCAGCGACAGCGAGGGCAAGCTCGATCTCGAGGCCAATGTGATTGCGCATCCGGAGATTGGGTTGATCGAGGCGTTTTAATGTGTTCATCAGCGACTACGCGAGCAGCCTTTTTTCAATGCGATATACCGTTGTCACGAGCCGAGAATTGGATATCGCAAGCTGCAGCACCCGGCTACAACTAAAAGCGTCTCATGGGACAAATCTAATCTAGGCTTTACCGAAATTATCAAACCATTGGCGATAGTTATCGTCGTTAGGAATAACACCCTCACTCACCAAGTGAGAAAAATCCGCGCTAATAATATTAAAATGACTTTTTCCAAATGATTTTTCAAATCTTGTTTTCAAAGTATTTCCGTGTTCATTAAGCGCATTATACAGCTGCATTCCAAAAAATATTGAGTCGTCAATCTGACCTTCGATCGAATTCATTATATCAAAATATTCGTTATATGTTCGGTTCTGCATCGGGATCCCAAAGTATTTGGCCACAAATAAGGGATCAACTGGGGGGTCAGACTTGAATTTCTCAATCAGACTGTTTCGGTTTGCGAGAGAAACATTTAGCGAATCTGCCGATTGCTCAAGGCCGTTTAACATTGCGATTGGTCGCCCATGCAATGTCAGTTGCTCGAAGATAAGAGGTCGAAGAACTGTAAATGGAAGTAGAAGGCAAGGAAGACTGGAAAGATTTGCGCTACACTCAATAAGAGTTCTGTTTGTTTCTTGCTGTTCCATTAACACCCGGCCTCTTTCTTCATCATACTGGTGCTTGAGCACCTTGAAATGCTGTCTTTTCAATCCTATTACGCTTTCGCAAATGTTAACTGATAGCATGATCGATGTATTGGTTACACGGATCTCTTTTGCTAGGTCATCTTTGGTTTTACTATTTTCGGCTATTTTCTGGGCGGCCGTAGCGCCAAAATATGCTCCGGCAAGAGAGCCGCAGACAGCAGTAATGAAATTTGAGTTAAAGAAATCCTTGAGAGTCTGCCAATACTGAGTTTGAGTAAAAGCGAATATTGTCGCGCACAATGATTGTAACATTTCTACCGCGTTACTCATTCTGTTTCGTTGCCTCATTTTTCTAAAACGCTAAGCTCTTGGCTGTTAATCACACCGAGTAGCGCTGGTCAGCCAGTATCGATGACTGCGTTCAGATTTAAGTGGCCCCACAACCTATTCCGCCGCCCTGGCCGGGCGGCTTTTTTTATGCCCGGAGCTCACCATGGCCAATGGAAAATTCCTCACTTGCCTACCCTACACCCTACGCGAGGAAGGCGGCTATTCCAACGACCCGCGCGATCCCGGCGGATCGACCTACAAGGGCGTGACGCAGGCCCGCTACGATCAGTTTCGCAAGAGCGCCGGGCTCCCGAAGCGGGACGTTCGGCTGATGAGCGAGACGGAGCTGCAGACGCTCTATCGATCGGGCTATTGGGATATGGTCGGCGCCGAGACGCTCGCCGACGGCGTCGATCTCTCGGCCTTTGATCTCGCGGTCAATTCCGGGCCGGCCCGGGCCATGGCGATCCTCCGCAAGGCGATCGGCGGCTCAACCGGCGACACGATCGGGAAAATCGCAGATCTGCGGCTTTCGTTTCTGCATGGGCTTTCGACCTCGGCGGCTTTTGGCAAGGGCTGGGGCGCGCGCGTCGCGCGGATCGAGGCAGCGAGCCTGAAGATGGCGGGCCTGCCGATCCAGCCGAGCGCTTACGCCGCCGCATCGAAGGCCAAGGCGAAAGCCAAACTCGCCAAGGGCGGAGCCGCCGCCGTGCCCGCCAGCGCGGCCGGCGCGCATGTCGCGGGCGGCCATGCCTGGCTCACTGTTGCGATCATCGTGGTGATCCTCGCCGCCGCCGGCGTCGCCGCCTATGCCGCCTGGCGGCAGCGCCAGCGCGCGGACGAGCTCGCCAAGGCCGCGGCCGATCTTGCGCAGCAAACCGCCGCGACCGAGGCGACGCGCGCCGCCGCTGCCGCGCAGGCCGTCGCAAAGACGCCCGTCAAATCCTGATCCCTATCTCGGAGCCATCCCATGTTCTGGTTCGCGCTGTTTTCGGCGGCGACGCTCGCCGTCTATTTTTCGATCATCCGGCCGAAGCTGAAGCAATTTCGGCTGACGACGGGGATCATCGATGAGCTCGACGATTACGCGCTCGCCGGCTGGGCGCGGATCAAGCTGCGCGTGCTCGGCCTCAAGACGTGGATTCTGGGCGTCGCCGGAATTGGCGTCGCCGCGCTGCCGCAGCTGCTCGACGGGCTGGCCCATATCGCGCCCGGCGCGCTGGAAAGCCTGCATCTTGTCGACTTCTCGGCCTTCTTCGCTCCGGAGGTCGCGCTGAAAATCTCCGGCGCGATCATGCTGGCGATGACGGTGACGCACATCCTCGGCCTCGCCAAGGCGGCCGAAATCGAGCCGAAGCCGAAGCAAGATAAGGAGGGCTGAGCGATGCTCTCCATGATCCTCGGCGCGATCCAGAGCATCGTGTCAGGCATTGCCGGCCCTCTGATCGGCTATCTCGGCAAGCGCGAGGACGTCAGCCTCGACGGCTTCAAGACAGCCGCCGGGATCGACGCCGCCGCCTATCAGGCGCATCTCAACGCGGAAATCGAGATCGCGAGGCTGCGCGCTTCGGCGAATTCATGGATGGGCGCCCGCATCATGGTGTTCGCCTTCGGACTGCCGGCGGCGCTCCATTGGTCCGCCGTCTTTCTCGATTCGACGTTCCGCTTCGGCTGGGCTGTTCCGGCGCTGCCCGGTCAATACGCCGGCGCCGAAATGCAGATCGCGCTTTCCTTTTTCATCGTCGCGCCGGCCATGCCGATCATTTCGGCGACGGCGGCCTGGCTCGGTCGGAAAGGCGCGTGATGTCCAAAGACCTGCTTTTGGAGCTGCTGCGCGCTGCGCAGGTGCTCCTTTCCGAGGTCGCAGACCTCAAAACCGGGCTCACCGCCCTCAATCAAAGGATGGATAATATGGCTACCGCTTCCGACGTCGCCGCCGTTTTCGCCGACGCCAAATCCGCCATCGCGACCGAGGTCCAGGCCCTCACCGCGCAGGTCGCCGCGGCGATCACCGGCCTCGAGGCTTCCGCGAGCGACGCGACCGCGCTCGACGCCATCGTCGCCGACATCGGCGTGTTCAAAACCTCGATGCTCGACAGCCTGACGGCGATCCAGACCAAAGCGGCGGCCGCCATCGCCGTCGTTCCCGCCGCGGCCGCCGCCGCCGCCACGCCCGCCGCGCCTTCGGCCTGATCATCATCCGGGGCCGCGCCATCCCGCGCGGCCCCGAAACCCAGCTTACAGATTGGACGGATGATGGCATTGAGCGATCCGCAGGACATTCTTGGCCGAGTCGGCGATGGGTCGATCGGCGCGGGGCTCACGCTCATCGGCGCCGTCATCGTCGCGATCCTCAGCCGCAAATCGCCGCTCGCGGCGCTGGTCAACGATCAGTTGAAGTTGTTGATCGACGCGCAGGCACGGCAGATCAAGGAGCTAAAAGAGGAGATCGAGGCGCTGGAAGGCAAGGTCGAAGCGCTTACGAAGGAACTCGCCGCCGCGCGGACGCAGCGCGGCTTCGGGATTTGAAACAAGCCTGCGACCGCTCGGTTGCCGAGCATCAGGATTTGCAACCGAGATTGGGAAATCATTCGCGACCTCGAAGCGTTCATCATCGCGTATTGGGAAAGAAACTCCGGGATCGGCACAGATTATTAGACCCGTGCGTCGGGATCACGACGGACAAGAGAAATTGCGACTGCTAAGCTTTACTATAATTGTCGCTGGGTGCAGCCGTGCTAACCCTTGCTCGTTCTCGCAATCATTTTTTGTCCTCGCTTTCGGGTGAGGACAGCGCGTTATTTGCGCGGCACCTGCGGCCGATGGAGCTTCCCATGGGCGCCGCCCTGTTCAGCGCCGCGGAAACGATCAGCCGAATCTATTTCCCGGAAAGCGGCGTCGTTTCGATCGTTGTCGAGCTTGGCTCCGGCCAATTCATCAAAGTTGCCATGTTCGGCAGAAATAGCGTGATCGGCGTCGGGGCGTTACTGGATGGCCCCACCGCCATCCATCATGCCATTGCGCAGGTGTCGGGCGCCGGCCTTGTCGGCGACGCAGCAGCGCTGGAGCATCTGGTCAAGCAAAGTGAATCGCTTCGCGAAGCCCTCGCCGGATATCAGCAAATCATGGTTGCGCAAATCCAGCAGGTCGCGGCCTGCAACGCCGTACACACGATTGAGGAGCGCCTCAGCCGATGGCTTCTGCAAACGCGTGATTTGCTGCACAGCGACCATTTGCCTTTGACACAACAGGCCTTGTCGCAGATCCTTGCGGTTCAGCGAAGCAGTGTCACGCCACTTGCGCGCTCGCTACGAGAGGCCGGCTTGATCAGCTATCGGCGCGGCCGAATTCATATCGTCGATCGCGACGGCCTAAGCGAGATCTGCTGCGAATGCTACGCGGCGATAAATGCGCATTATCACCGGCTGACCGGCTGGAAACCCCACTAGGCGGCTAGTTGCCGCAAAGCTTCTACAACCTCCTCGGGGCGATCAGGAAAAAATTTTCCACGAAGGGGATTTTCTCCGCTGACAAATTGCGTCGCCCCGACGTTAAAATCAGCTCGCTGGGGGCAACGCCCCCGAATGGCCTTCGCTTTCGGGTGACGTCGCCGACTGCCAAGCGTCCCACAGCTCGGGCGTCGTCAGCAGCACCGGCATGCCTTGGCGTGGATCGGCCCTATGGCGTCGTTCGCCTCCGTTGTCAGAAAGAGAACGGGAAGCCGATTGCTTCATTCCTTGGGCTTGAGCATCGCCCCTTCAATTGGCCTCGAGGCCGCCTTGGCGACATTGGAATAGAGCGCTCCAATCTTCATTGCCTCGGCGAGGGATCGCTCAAGAACCGTCTTGGCATATTCGGACTGGATCTGAAAGACACTGTTGAGCGACTTGGCTTCGAACAGGCTCCCGATGAAATCACGACGATCGTCCAGTGACTTTTTCGAATAGTCCGTCACTTCGGCGACTATCGCGAGGACGCTCTCATTTAAGATGACATTTGGGGCGCCAACCGTTGCAAGTTTATTTTGTACAGCTTTGATTGTATTATCAAAAGTATCAGACATTTAAGCTCCATTGTTGTTTTTCTATGAACACATTACGACTGCAGACGCAGCACTGTTCGTTAAAGCGCAGTATTAAGTGCGCTTATGTTGTAATATTTTGTGCTTATTTAGCGTATGTATATCGTATATTGTGCGTTTTTATTTCAACGATAGATTGTATATAGGAATTTGATATAGGCACGTCAAGGTTATAATAATCGCGGCGAGGCAGATTGATATATTCTATTTAAGCTTAGGCTCTAGAAAAGCAGGTGGGCTCGCATGCTTCTTAAGCATTAGTTGCAGGGTTCGACCCAGAAAAACTCGCTCTGGCATGTCTCTGCCGGCGCTTGGCGTTGCATGAGTTTTTCAAGCCAGGTCGCTATCGCTTTTCTCGCCCTTCGCCACGATTCTCAGCGAGTCATTCGGCAAAGGCCGCTGCAGCGCCAGCGCCTCCGCCACCGGCGCGGACAGCCAGGCGTCCCATTCCTCGGGCGTCGTCAACAGGACCGGCATCGCCTTGGCGTGGATCGGCCGCACGATGTCATTGGCCTCCGTCGTCAGAAACGAGAACAGCCGATGCTCGCGCGTCTCTCCTTTTCGCTCGCCGGTCCAAAGCCGCCAGATCCCCGCAAAGCAGAACACCGGGCGGCTTTCGTCGAGGGCAAACCAATGCGTGACTTTCGGCCGGCTGTCGGTCCATTCGCAAAATGACGTCGCCGGCACGAGGCAGCGCCATTCGGCCTTGAGCCAGGCGCGCCAATAGGGCGAGGCGGTGTTGCGCACGTTGGTCACCGGAACCTTGCCGAGGTTCGGCGGCGGCGGAAAGCCCCAGCGCATCATCGTCAGCTCGCGCTCGCCATCGGGGGCGATCCGGACAATGGGCGCCATCGTATCGGGAAAGACGCCGGGCATCGGAGCCAGATTGCCCGTCAGGTCGCGGCCGATCCGGAAGAGACGCCGCATCGCTTCCTGGCCGCGTGTGATCGAATAGAGGTTGCACATAGCCCGAGCAGAGCGGTTCGGCGGCCGTCCGTCAAGGCTTGCGCCGGGTCTTTTGTTCCGTTTATGTTCTCATCATGAACGAGGACACGCTGGCCTCTTATCCCTATGTGAGGGTGCGCCTCGCCTGCCATAAATGCAGCCGGGAGGGCAGCTATCGGCTGGCCCGGCTCGCCGACAAATATGGCGCGAACTGCCGCATGGACGATCTGCTGCGCCAGCTCGTCGGCGACTGCAAGCTGATCAACCCGCGCCGGCCCTTCGCGCATCGCTGCGGCGCCTTTTTTGTCGATCTCGACTGGCCGCCGCCGCCGCCGGACCTGCCGACCGAAGGCCAGCGCCGCCGCCTGCGCGTCGTCGACGGCGGCAAGAAAGTAGCCTGACGGCGGCCTCTAAGGTCACTTCGCTGCCCGCGCTTGCTCAATCGCCTTCCCGAGTCGGTCAAGCTCAAGCGAATAGCAGAACAGCGAGAATAAGCCCCACATCAAGATGAGGCCCTTGATTGCGGCCTGCCCCGGGGCTGGAAGCGCATCGAGTTCGGGCAAATGCCTGAAAAAGATTGCCGAGAACACCGCGCCGCCGAAGAAGAAGCTTGCCCGGCCGGCAAACTGGATGACATGGCCGACAAAGGCGCTGTGAATAGGCGCTTGTACGGCGATCCAGCGATACCTCGACCAGTAGGCGCAATGCAGGACGAGCGTGGCGGATATGATCGCGACCTGGTCGCGCAGGCCGGCTTCCTGCAATTCGCCCGGTCGCGCGATCACCTGCTGAAAAAGCGGAAAGGCGACCCAGACCATGAATGTGGCTGCTGCAGTCTGCACGGCCAGGAGCCCTAGGTAGACGATACCTCGTTGCCTGATTGGACTCCCCAAATGATCCCCCCTTGTCGTCGCAGCAAGAGAGCCGTTGACGACGGCATCTAAGGCGTTGACGCGCCTTTCGAACGCGGTCTCCACGGCAAAGCGAGTCCGCGAAGCCTTCACAACTGCGAATAGGCTTGCCGCCGGCGTGACGAATCACGCGCGGCGACCATGCCCGCGCGCAGGTTTCCAAATTATGGATTTTTCGGATTTTCGCCGCGTCGAGCCGACGCGGCCGGCGGCCGCCTATATCGGCGGCAAGAAGCAGCTCGCCGCCGCGCTCGTCGCCCGGATCGAATCGGCGCCGCACAAGACTTATGCCGAGCCCTTCGTCGGCATGGGCGGCGTCTTCCTGCGCAGGCGGCTCGCTCCGGCGGCCGAGGTCATCAATGATCTTTCCGGCGACGTCGCGACCTTCTTTCGAATCCTGCAGCGCCATTATGCGCCGTTCATGGATATGCTGAAATTCCAGCTGACCAGCCGGCGGGAGTTCGAGCGTCTGATCGCGACCGATGTCCGCACCCTGACCGACCTCGAGCGCGCGGCCCGGTTCCTCTATCTCCAGCGCACGGCCTTCGGCGGCAAGGTCGCCGGGCGCTCCTTTGGCGTCTCGCCGGGCGTTAGCGGCCGATTCGACGTGACGAAGCTGGGGGAGATCCTGACGGCGCTTAGCGAGCGCCTCGCCGGCGTCGTGATCGAAAACCTGCCCTATGGCGATTTCATTACGCGCTATGACCGGCCGGAGACGCTGTTCTATCTCGATCCGCCCTATTTCGGGACCGAGGATTTTTACGGTGCGGACGCCTTCACGAAAGCCGATTTCCGCCGCCTCGCCGATCAGCTCGCGGCGATCGCCGGCGGCTTCATTCTCTCCATCAATGACGCGCCGGAAACGCGCGCGATCTTCGCGGCCTTCGACCAGGAGGCGATCGGCGTCACTTATACGGCGGCTGAGGGAGATGCAAAGAAGGCGTCAGAGCTAATCGTCTCAAAGATCCGAACGCGACGACAGTCTGCCTTCGATTTTGATTGAGTTGCGTCAGATTTCTGACACGCAAAAAATTTCTTGCCCGAATAATGGTTATATTTCCAGTACATACACGTTTTAAATAACCCCATTGGTAATGGAGAGGTCGACAGTTCAATCCTGTCTCGCAGCACCATTAAATCAAGCGGCTGCGCGATGATTGATGTCACCTAAATAGTTCAATTGAACTAGGTCCTGTTGACAAATACCCTCATCCATAGTCGGACGGCGGCGATGAGGACGAAGCCGCGGTAGCTTTCGGCGGTCTTGTCGTAGCGGGTCGCCAAGCGGCGCCAGTTTTTCAGTTTGTTGAA